AATGTATTTATAGTTTCTGTTAAATTTCCTATTCTATAAACTATATCTTTCGGTATTCCAACATCAAGTAAAATATTCCCTCTATTAACATCGCCATGTGATAATTTATTATTTATATGTATTTCCATGAGTGACAATCCAACTTGTTTAATAATTGAACGAAGCATTTCATCTGAATAAGCATCTAATTCTAAAAACTTAGATAAGTCATTATTAATAAATTCCATTATAATCATATGATAAGATGTGCCAGCCTCTTCACATAAAGAGGATGGTTTTATCAGCGGATTCATCCATATTATATCATTAAATAGACATTTAAAATCGCATATGTGTGTAATGATATTATTTTGACCCCTAAGCCGCTTAGTAATCTCTAATTCACGATTTAAAAGCATACCAGGCGATTGTAGCTTAACGATTAACTCCTTCTCCCCCAATTGTGCCAGTGCTACATGGACAAAATCATCCGAATCAGCTTGTGTTTTGAATGAATGTACACCTAGGAGTTTCGCATGTGCATCTTTTGGATTACATACTAGTTTAAATGTATTCATATGTGTTATGCGACCACTTCCACGCATTTTTGGCATATATCGTAAATATATAGATCTTTTTACTTTGCGAGTTTGTCGTTTTGTCATTCTAGTAACCGTAGTTATTTCTTAAGACATTAAACGCATATAGAGTATGCTTAAACAGAATTATAGTCAAAATATAGATGTCAACAGGTGATGCGTTTTTTAAGATACGTCCCACGAAGCGGAGTAATCCAGAGGCGAGAACGACCCTGGATACCGTTCACCAGGTCCAGCTCGGTGCCATGATTGACCGCGAGAAGCAGGTTGGCGAGCTGGAAGAGAATCTCAACACGCTGGAAACCAGTCTTACAGGCGTGACTGATGACGTCCAGTATGAAGTGGTGGAGCAGCAAATTAAGGTCCTTCAGAAGGAAATTCAGAAGCGGCGCGGGGGCAACGAGGTCTATGACTATTTTCTGAATGCCGGTGAACTTTTGTATCAATATTATGACGTCCAAGAGAGAATTAACAATGGCGCGGAGGGTGTTCTCAAGAGTTCAACCTACCGAGTAAAACCGGGCGACATTCTGAGTTCTCTTCAGTCGGCCGGCGACCCTGTTCTTCCTAACCAGCCAGTTGGTGAGCGCCTCCGCCGCGATAAAATCCTGGAGACCTATCTCCAGAAGGTGGATCCTGAACACGCACGCGGCGGCTCGGAGGTGCTGAATGATCCCTATGGAGAGTGCGAGGATTGCCAGACCGAGATGATCTTCAGCCAAAATGAGGCGCTGTTTACCTGCCCCAAATGCGGATATCAGGAGTTCGTCCTGATTGACTCAGACAAGCCGAGCTATAAGGACCCGCCGCGCGAAGTCTCCTATTATGCATACAAGCGTATCAACCATTTCAACGAGTGGCTTGCGCAATTCCAGGCAAAGGAGAGCACTGAGATTCCTTCCACAGTCTATGATGAAATTGTGGAAGAGCTCAAAAAGGAGCGCATCTCGGATTATAGCAGCCTGAAGCCTAGCAAGATTAAGGAAATCCTGCGGAAGCTGCATTACAATAAGTATTATGAGCACGTGCCACATATCCTGAACCGGCTCAATGGAGAAAATGCACCCGTCATGTCGCGTGAAATCGAAGAGAAGTTGCGCTTCATGTTCAAGGAGATCCAGCCGTCTTTCCAGGCCCATTGCCCCAAGGGTCGCAGCAACTTCCTCTCGTATTCTTATGTTCTCTATAAATTCTGCGAGCTGTTAGAGCTGGATGAGTATTTACCCTGCTTTCCTTTACTGAAAAATAGGGACAAACTGTATGTCCAGGACAAGATTTGGAAGCTGATTTGCCAGGATTTGGCGTGGCAGTATATTCGGTCAATCTAAATTGATACGTTTGCACCCTTCACAATATTTGGTGAAATGGTATTAGGATTTAGAGGCTGCGTATCCTCTGCCTCAACAAGAGGAATTCCATCAAGCGCCGCCTCAATCCTCTTCATGGCTTCCTTGATACGCATCATCTGCCTCTCACAATCCTCATACTTTCCACAATAGAGAACCTGCGTCTTCTGAGTGTGATAATAAAGACAGAGGCGCGCTGATCCAAAACACGTAGTTGTCATACTTACATTTGCGAGACTGGGAACATGAATCACAGTCTCGGAAATCCGAAGGAAACGGGACATTTATCTATGCGGTTGGATGAAAAAAAACCAACTTCAAATTTAAACCTTCTTTGGCAGAGACTTCTTGACCATCGCGCGCACGTCGTCCGAAATAGATGCGACAACAGAGGCTGCAATACCCCTCTCAAGGTTTTGGAAACCCTCAACAGGTGTAATCTTGTTCGCAGTCAGCTCGGCGCGAACAAGAGCCTTGATGTCATTTGCAAGACGCCCCTTCACGATGTCAACAACCTTATCCTGATTCGCGCACGTGGAAGCACCTGAGGCGGTCAGCACAGGCATGTCAGTGTTTAGTTGGTCCGTCTTGAAATTCGGGTCAGCCGCATTGAATTTGGGCTGTGTAGAGGCTGTGCATTTATCAGCATTAACCGCATAGTTTTTATCTGAGCACGCCTTTCCAAGAGGTAGGCCGAAGCGGTCGGACATAACGCATTTGCCAATGTCAGTGCACCAACCACACTTGTTGTTATCTACACACGTGCCGCATGCGGTAAGCTCGGCGCAGGAGAGGCACTTCCCTGTCGTCTTATTCCAGTTGCAGTCCGCCGTATTGTCGCATGCCGTATCAACCTTGATAGCTGTGCAGACGTTCGTATCCTGAAAACCCTCTAGGCGCAGGCCGCCATTTATAGCGAGGAGGCAGGCAAAGAGGAGGAGAGCTATTCCTAGAAGAATCGGGCCAACCATTCTACCGTGATATCTATAAAATAAGTCACGATGTTAATAAGAACCTGTCATTCTTATAAGATCTCGTTTGACAATTTGAGGGTATATATATTTGAAATAGTATGCATCCTCTTCTGTCGGAACATGACTTGTTCGTAACTGGACCATCGTTCCAGGCGAGGTTGCGCCGAAGAATCCTTCTGTGGTCCGGGTAAGCACAAGCGCAATAAATAAGAGGACGAGCGCAACTATGATTATCTTCATCTGGATTTTATAGATATATTATTACATATCTATAAAAAACACATTGAGAATTTATATGTTAGTGGACTAAATTAAGAAATAATACACCGCTACTCACCGCTTACGTCTACGCACGCACCGATGCGCCTAAGCACGCATCGGGAATCCAACGAGGTTGGCGCCGATACCGAAGCCGGCGCCCTGGCGAGCCGTAACACCGATGCTCGGGCTCACAACGTCCAGGATGGCGAAGACCGCCGCGGCGACAACCGCGAGCGTGAGGATCTCCTCCACCGGCAGGGACTTCTTCGGGACGAAGATGGCGGCGATGGCCACGAACAGACCCTCGATTAAGTACTTGATGGCACGGTTAACAATCTCCGTAGTGAAGTCCATTTAACTCTATATTATTGAAAAAGATTTTTTGTCCGCGATTGGCTTAGGTCCGCCATTGGCTTAGGTCCGCGATTGGCTTAGCTCCGCGTCACCGGTCTAAATAGAAACTAACTAGAAGTATGTAGATGTCAAACACCCAGCGTGAGGATTTTCTGGATGAGGACGTGGAGATTCCGGGGCAGAAGGTTGTTCTCCTCAGCTTTCTGAGCCCGGAGAAGGTGTTGGCGAAGAAGGACCTATTCTTCTTTGACACCTTCCTCCAGCAGTATGAGTTTAAGTTGAGGGTTCGCAACCTCGAGGGCTACCTCGCCACCACGATTCGCAGCATCAACAACAAGCTGGATGCGCAGGCGGTGGAGTTTGACAAGCAGGATCTCAGTGGCTGTGCCGATCTCTGTCGTAACAGCCGGGTTCGGGTTGACACGGTCATGGATGGCCTCCAGACATTCATCAAGGAGAATGAGAAGGACATGAAGGACTCCAAGCTCAAGGAGGCGTATGATGACTTCGTCTATGCCAACAAGACAAAGCTGGAGCAGCAGTTCTCGGAGAAGAATGAGTTCCGCACAAATGTTCGGGGACTGAAGGTTCGTGGTGTCTATGCCAGCAAGGCAGAGGCAGAGGCTCGCTCCAAGAAGCTCCAGCGCAACGACCAGATCCACAACATCTTTCTCGGAGAGATTGGCAAGTGGCTGCCGTGGGATCCGGAGCCGACGGATGTCGGTGAGCAGGAGTATGCGGAGGAGCAGCTCAACACCCTCATGAAGAAGTATAAGGATAACGAGGAGGCCCGCGAGATGTTCATGCGCGAGAACCGCAACAAGATGCGCAGTGGACCGTCGACCACGGTGACCCGTGATGCTGAGGCTGAGCCGGCTTTACTGCCTAGCAGTGTAAGCAATGCCGCCGCTGCACCTGCCGCATTCAGTGCAATGTTTGATGGCCCCGCCGATCTCGCCATGCAGCGCAAGATGGAGAACAAGCAGTAACGACGATGCTAAAGTTAAATGTAAATAACGTTGATTCATAATCAAACATATTTACTTCTCAGACACCCTTATTGTAGTAATTGTTCGTGTAGGGAGGATTGATGGCACGGCACACGCCCTCCTGGCAGAACTCACCCTCATTGCACTTCACGCCGTAGCAAGACATGTTCGTGAATCCGTCGTAGAGGGTGTCCGGAAAAACCGCACGCACCACAGCAATCAGCGCAAGAACAATGAGAAACGAGACAAAAACGCCAACGAGAGTCTTATTATTCAGACGAACCATTCTGTTCAGACTCTACATTTTCACTTGGAGCTTCCTCCTCCTTGGGAAAGCAAATACCCTTCTCACCTGTCTCGTCTGCGTGGCAATTTGCATCCTTTCCACACGCATTTTCTAACTGCGGGTCACACGGCTCTCCCATATCGGAAAAGGGACTCTTTCTGCCCGTATACCAGCCATACGCAAAATACAGGGCCACCACAAGAAGAACGGCGCCAAGTCCAGCAAATACATTGAGATTCATCCACGACGGGGCAAAGTTCTTAAGAAAGTCCATACTATCTTAGGAAGCCAGAATATACATCGCTTTTAGCCGCTTCAATCCACTATCGTTCAAGCCACTGTCGTTCAAGCCACTACCGTTCAAGCCACTACCGTTCAAGCCACTACCGTTCATGGTAATACCGGGAGACCCGTATCCACAGGAAGACGCCTGGGGCTAACCGACTTACAATATCCATTCACACACTGAAGAGGGAAGTCGCAGGGGGCCATATCAACACCGCATTGGGCATTGGCAGACCCCTCAAAAGGCTCAATATACCGAGAAATGCGGATATATCTGTCGGCAATGAGAAGCGCAATGGCGAGGGCAGCTATGAATAATAAGCAAGAAATAGCACCGGACTTGTCCATCTATTCTATTCTTATATCTTCTTAACTTGAATTGCCGGCCCCTTCAGACGTGTGGCAGAACGGGGATCATATTCATTCCCCTCCTTCTCCTTCATATGCGCAGCAGAGTGGGCCCAGAACTCGGGCGCCCCAATGCGGAAATCACCGTGCATCTCCGCCTTATACCAGAAGATAATGTCCTCCAACTTATTGCTCTGTGTCGTATTATCCAAGACGAGGCACTCATAGTTTGTCGTGCACTGGTCCATGATCTGGCAGAAGAACTCAAACGACGGAAAGGCAGAGCCATAGTTGTCAAAGATGCGCTTGCGGTTGCTCAGATAGGGCTCGCGCAGAATGAAGACATAGTCCACATTGGTTCTCAGAGCCGGCTGGATACCCAGTGGATACTGCATGGTAATCAAGAAGAAGACCTTGAGCCAGCGACCGTTCATGAAGAGGTAGCGGATGTTCTTGTCGTGAGTCCAGCTGTCGTCATACATACAGTCGTCCAGAATCATAAGGGAGCGGGGGTCGTAGCGCGACTTCATCTGGCCCGCCGCCTGCTCCGCCATAATCTTCGCCATAATCATCTTCTGCCGCTTGACGAAGTTGGCGAGAATGAGCGGGCTATACTCGCCGTGAATGAAGAGCGGGGGGATCATCTTGGAGTAGAACGAGTTGGACTCCTCCGTTCCTGAAATGACTGTTCCAAGAGGCATGTCTTGGTGGTGAAAAAGGAGGTCACGCACAAGCGTGGATTTTCCAGTGCGCCGGCGCCCGATAAAAACACATACGGCGTCCTGTTGGATTTTGCGCATATCAAACTTACGTAGACTCACGTCCATAGGCGAACTCATTGCTTCTATGTATCCTCTAAAAAATATGCGCTTTTACACGACGCATGTATTCTTGATGAGGAAAAGATGGAAAAACTCCGGGGGATGAACCTTCCAATGCCCAGATTTCTTCAAGAGGATATTCCTGAGGGCGTCAAAGGTATTTACGGCTACAGGAACCTGCAGACCTTCTTCCCCACGCTGTCCAAAGTCTTCCGTGTGAACAAATACCAAGCGGCCAAGGTTGCTTATGATCTCCCTTCTGCGCTCGTCGGCGTTGATTGCTCAGGTGGCCAGGGGTTTTGCGCGGCAACCCTTAAGAAGAAGGATGGAACTCAGACGAGCGAGCGTGTCTTCCTGAAGGTGACCCACCTACTTGACCCGGTCCGCTGGATGCAGGGGCGCTATTCCCTTCCACAGGAAGCCGGCCTTCCTGGACACTCGAAGACATGGACGTCGGCCTGGCACAAGCTACAGGATCCCTGGAATCAGGCGTATGTTGAGGCGCTGGCTACCTATGCTCTGAGCGGCCTTCGCACATCAGGCACCTCTCCTCATTTTAACAACTTTTATGGAGCATATTGTGCACGCGCCGATACGTATCGTTACAATATCAACGATGATTACGAGAGTTTTAGAAATGCACGGTGGTTCTGGAATGGAAAGGATCGTGGCCTCTATACGCTGAGCGTTTTGAATGGTTCGGCGCCGGACATGCCAGCGCCTGAGAGCGTGCTGGCCGATATTCTCACCAAGCCTGAATTGTCCGATACACAGAGCGAGGAGATACTGGAGTCAATAGATATGAATGCCGATGTGGATGAGGATGCCAGCTTGGAATCTGCATCCATGGATAGTAAGAGTTTTGAGGAGGAGGAGGATGAGGATGAGGATGAAGATGAAGATGAATCTGAGCAGTTTATTGTATACGCTAACATCTCTGACTTTCCAGTCATGTTAATCTTCACCGAATCAAATGAAAATACAATGGATTCTCTCTTGGATGCGAGGAAGCACACGATTAGCCCTGGAACTGCGGAATGGGAGACCATGTGGTCTGCGTGGATTTTCCAGGTGATTGCTGCGCTGTGTGCGATGCAGAAGGTGTTCGGTATGACGCACAATGATCTGCATACGAATAATATTGTGTGGAGTTCCACGGACCAACCGTTCCTCTTCTACAAGACGTCGGATGGCTCAGTCTGGAAAGTGCCTACGTATGGAAAAATCTTCCGCCTGATTGATTTCGGGCGGAGCATTTTCTCCGTGAATAAGCATGTGATTGTGAGCGACGATTTCCGCCCTGGTAATGATGCAGATGGCCAGTATTCCTTCAAGCCGCTCTCGCCGAATTCGCACGAGGTTGTCGAGCCGAACCCTTCGTTTGATTTATCTCGCCTGGCGGTGAGTGTATTCGAGTCTCTTTTTCCAGAGAAACCGGCAGAGTCCGAGAGCCAGACAATTCTGAGTGAAGAGGATGGATTAGTTGTGCGCGAGACTGTTTCACCTCTTTACAACTGTCTCTGGTCGTGGATGGTAGATGATGACGACAAGAATATTTTACAAGAGCCCGATGGCGCCGAGCGGTTTCCCGACTTTGACTTATACAAGCACATTGCGGCGAAAGTTCACAGCGCGGAGCCCTTTTCTCAGATAAATAAGATGCCCTTTTCGCAGTTTAAGACACTAGAGGGGTGTGCAGGTGAGAAGGTGTATTCACTCTTTATCTAAAGGGGGATTGCGTATTAGTATAGATGTCGTATACAGAGGTAGCGGTTGATATTGGATTAGCAGTCGCTACAGCTGTTGGTATTTTTATGTGTTGTGGTTGCGGAATTATTAGTATTGCCTGCGCAGTTCAGAGAAGCCGTATGAGACCGCGGGAAGATAGCGCGGAGGGGCTTGTTTAAAGTTATCACGATAGTTTAGATGGAATCACAGCTTCATTATACAAATATCATTTACCTAACATCGCATCATGCTTTGGCGCTATACGCTCTTTACCATCTTCCATCCATTTTCTCTTACAGACTGATGCTCGAGCTAATTCTTTCCATACAAATGGTTGGTATCTTGGGAATAACGGCTGGAGCACATCGTCTTTGGTCACATAAGTCGTATGAGGCTGCGTGGCCTGTACGTCTACTCTTCATGCTGGCAAATTCAGCTGCACACCAGGGTTCTATTTATCAATGGACAAGAGACCATAGAATGCATCATAAGCATACAGATACAGACTTAGATCCTCATTCCATAACATACGGTTTTTGGTATTCCCACATTGGCTGGCTTTTTTACAGAAAAACCGATAAATTTCGCGAGGCTTCACGAACAATTATTATGAATGATATAGAAAATGATTCAATTGTTATGTTTCAACACAGAAACAACTTTATATTATCTCATCTTTTCTGTTTTATTCTTCCAACACTCTATGGAAAATACATGTGGAATTCGGCATGGATAGGATATTTCTATTTTGGAGTTCTTAGATGGATCCTTCTTCTTCATTCAACATGGTGTGTCAATAGTGTAGCACACATGTGGGGAACCACTCCGTATAATCCTAGAATCTCTTCAAGACAAAGTGTACTAACTAGTTTAATAGCAGTTGGTGAAGGATGGCATAATTATCATCATACATATCCTTATGATTATAGAGCAAGTGAATTTAATTGGAATAGTGAATGGAATCCAACAACAGTATTGCTAGATGGATTATCTTCGGTTGGCCTAGTCTGGAATAAGAAAGTGGGAAATCATCAGAACCCTGGAACCCCCACCTGAATCTCCATATCATTCGATGCGGCGGCGGCAACTGTGTCGGCAGCGCCGCCCACCATCGTCGCTACGCTTGAGAGGGACGGGAGAAAGGATGCGATTTGCTGGATAGAGTCAGGGAGAAGCTGGATAAGCATAAGGACGAGCACAGAACCGATTATAAAGTCACGCATTATTGATTTTATACTGGGTTTCTTATTCTCCATATAAAAGGTGCTGGCTGCACCGACACCTGCGATTGTTACGCCTCCGATTGCGATACCCGCGGCAAGCATAGTGGAGGACATGTTCTGAGGCTCTTAAGGAAAAAAACAGGAGGTTCTTTCCCGCTTAGTTTAGTTCTTCATAGTCGCCATCCAGACCAGTCGGCGGCCCATCTACAAACTGGAGAGTGTCCTCATCATAATCATTTTCAATTGTATTAACCTCGCTCATTATATTTTGCTCGGGATCACTGTGATGAAATACACTATCTATATTTGTAAAGCGGACGCTGGGTTCCGTATCTACCACGATAGTCTGAACCGGGACAGGAGTTGATGCAGGGACAGGGGCCTCTACAGGAACCTCTACAGGAGCTGGTGCAGGCACCTCTGCAGGAGCCGGTGCAGGAACCTCTACAGGAACAGGAGCCGGTGCAGGAACAGGGACCTCTACAGGGGCCTCTACAGGTTCAGGTTCAGGAACAGGGGCAGGAACAGGGGCAGGAACAACAGTATTCGCGCTGAGATCTGTGACGGGAACGGGAACGGGTGCCGGAGCAGGTGTTGCTACAGGGATAACAGGCTCACTCTCCTCTTCCTCCTCACCATCATCGTGGAGATACTCCCGTAGAATGCTCTTTACAGGAAGCATTGTGCGAATAGACTGAAGAATACCCTCGCCTAATAATCCCTCGACTAAATTGAGATTCTTCTGGCGCTCAACAGGTGTGCCCGTAGGGGTAAATAGATAGACGTTTGACCAGATAAGACGGGCACAATCGCCAAGAGTTCGGTGAAGAAAATGGTCCAGCTTAGGAATAGAAATCTGCAACTTCTTGTTCTTTGTAGTGAGACGAATCGCTGAAAGCACCTTTGTATGTGCAATAAAGACGGCAGTCAGGAGCTCCTCCAGATAATCACACTTCGCAAGGGTCTGGATGGTGGTTGTCTCTCTGCGCACCTTATCCACATTCCAGTCGGGCACATCCTTCAGAAGATTCTGGAAGTTCCAAAGAAGCTTCTTAGCATCCGTGTCCTTCTCCTTTGCCTCATCCACCATCTGAAGAAAGTAGCCCAGCAGGGCAGGAACTAGAAATTGGCAAAGCTGACGAGTATACTCACCCTTCGCCTCGGCATACACGCCAACATTTTCACCAGTTGATTCCATCTCTTTTTTGAGATGGGTTCATTTGAAGAGGAATTTCACGCAGTTTGAGCGTGTAAAAAGTAAGCGAGCTGTGCCCAAGGAGATGCGCCGCCCCCTATTGCTGTAATACAGCGCTGAAGAATCTTGTTCTCCCATCCATACTTTTTGAAACAATGATCAAATATCTCAAACGGATCAATACCATCCTGGCGCATCTTTGGAATGTCGCTCCACGTAGGATTCTCAGGTGGTGTAGACTGTTTTATAAGTCCAAGGCGTTTAGCCTCCTCAATATTTCTGCTCTTCCTAAATGACGTCTTTGATGACATATTCACAATTGTGCAGCGACTTAGAATCGGCGGTGAAAGCTTCCAGGGCTCGCGCACCTCCAGAACACATGTTATATTGGAAGATGCGGTCTCCAGAATTCTGCGAAGAAATGCCTGGGCCTCCTGGGTCAGATCATCTGCGCCCTCCAGCCACACATACATTGTATCTCTGGCACGAACCTGTTGATGCAGCACTTCGCGACCCTCTCGCAGCGACCGGTCAATGCGCGTATTCCAGCGGAACAACTTCGCCTTGTGAAGTTTCGCATGCGACCGAATCCACTCGGTTTTTCCTGAACCAGGTTCTCCACAGACGAGAAGTGCGCCTTTGGGGGACTGGGCTTTTGTTGCCATCTTTAACTTTCTATTAAATTAACCTTAGACCTTCATTTACCAATAAGAGACGTGTGTTGCCCAGAGATATACACGGCATTCTTGTATCCCAGTTCATGAAGCTTATCAGTTGCCATCCTAGCTCTGTGTCCTGTATTGCAGTATGCAAGAATGCGGGCCTTTTTATTTGGAAGCTGTTTAGGAGCCTCGACAGGAAGATCCGCACTTTGGATATGAAGAGAACCAGGATATATACCTAGCGTCTTACGCTCTGCATCAGTGCGTACATCTAAGACAACATCAATCTCTTTTGCAGAAATACGCCGTTTCGCCTCCTCGGAAGAGATTCTGTGAGGAGAATCCGTTGCATATTTATACAAAGCAACCCCAATAATTGTTAAAAATGCAACAATAGCAGAGGCTATCAGAAACTGGGGGCTCTGTTTCTTCATCTACCAATGAGTCTATATTTTACATACCCCTCAGCATGTCCTGATAAAGAGCCTCGTCATGGTCCGCATTCTTCTTCAAGCTCTGCTGGAGAGGGTTGCTCTCAACCGCAGCAATCATGTCAAGCGTATTGCGCTGGAGGCTGATATCCAGCTCAAGAGGGACGCGATACTTTACCTGGCCCAGATCACCGACGCCCGTCGGTATACCGTTGACACGGTTGACGGCATTCGCACGGTCATTCACACTATCAGCATCCAGCTTCTTGTAGGTCACGCCATTCTTCTCGCCTGTGAAGACGGCAACATTTCCGTTTCCAGCAATGGGGCGGCGACCCTTCGCGATCTGCTCCTTATTCGGGTTCGAGCGCATGTTGTAGGCGGCGTCGTGGCTGGTGAAGTCCTTGTTCACAGAGATACTGGGGCCGAAGTGCTCGGACTTGGCGGAAATCTGCGCCTTCTGCGTCGGTCTGGCAATATCATCAGGGTCATACGTCTTCAGCTTCGTCGGCCCATCCGCCGGGGCCGCACCTCCATAGTAGCCCCAGTGAACCGTCGTCTCCTTGACCGTTGTGCGCGCCACATCATTGGGGTCCCACACGGTAACGGCGGGCGCACCACCCGCATAGCCAACAGGTGTGCCCGTCTGGCGGATATTGCCGCTCGTCTCCTCGCGACGCGTGGGTCTGCTCGGGTCATCATAGTGCACTGTCACATTGCCCGTATCCGCCGGCACTAAGTTCAGACCCATAGTGCGCTCGCCTGTCGCGGAGCGCTCATTCGGCCGCATCTCAATGGAAGAGCGGCCATAGTCAGCCTCGGGCGCATCCACGTCACCTGTGTAGTAGCTGCTCGCGTCGGCGTTACGGTATCCAGCGCCACCATACTGCTGCGCCATCGGGGCGCGGTAAGAGCCAGTCACGTAGGAATCGCCGAATCCCTGCGCCGCACCAGGGCCCACATACTCGACGGACGTCTCGGGGCGGGCCTGGTGTTTCATCACCTGGATAGGACGGGCCTCACCCTTCTGGGCATCCTGTGCGAAGGCGCCCACAAAGCGCTCACCAGCCTCGTCAATAAAGAACGCGTCGGGCTTGTATTTGCGCACCTCACCCGTGTCCTTGGCACCCGCCGTGACGAAACTAACACCAGGAACAACCGGCCGATCATACGTCAGCTTCGGCTTGTCGGCCGTGCGCAGATCGTCGGTGCGTTTTATGTTCTTCATCATATACTGGTTCGTCTCCAACTGCTGGAATCCACCCTTACCTGTGCTGCCGAACCCCTCGCCGACGGCGGGTGCAACACGCACGGGCTCGAACGGCTTCTCACCCGCACGATTGCGCGGCGTATTGATACGACTCTGCACGAAATCCGTATTGTCCTCCATTCCAAACGGATTGCCATAGGGTGTCTGAGGGGTGTTAAACATTGTCTCCACCTCCTTCTTCGCAATCGTGGTTGTTCCAGCGCCCGTGAATGAATCAAGACGGCTGGTATTCGCAGCCGCATCCACATTCTGACGCACCTGCCCACCAAAGAAAGGCACCATGTTATTGTGAGTAAAGTCGTTCGTGGCAATCTTATTGCCTGAAAGAGGGCTCACGACGAACTTTCCATCAACATAGACAGGGTTATCCTCAATGCCGCCAGCATTCATCATAACCTGCGAAGTGGCAGACTCGCCTGCTCTTAAGCCTGGCGACGAACCGTAGTCTTGTTTTGATGTCTTTGACGCATATCCGAAAGCAGTTCCCTGGGGACCGGGGTTTATTTCACTCGGATACACGGTTCCACCAGGTGTGGCATACATCATGTCAAGCTCCTGGGAAGCTCCCTTCGCAGAACCACCCTTTGCCATAATTGTGAGAGGTCTGCCAGGGGGTCCAGTTGGCACCGCAGACTCAAACGCCTCGCGGAGAGAGGCATTTCCCTTCTTATACGAAATAGGCGTATCGTCGACTCCAGAGGGTGTTGCAAGTTTGGTGACGGCATATCCTAATCCTAAAAGTCCTGCTAGAGCTACAATCTCCATACTAACGTAAACTACTAATTTTATGTGAACAATAGTCGCATAAAATTAATATAATAACTCCTTTGGGTCTAATATCCATTCGGTAGACCCAAGCAGTCACCGTGTGTTCTGAACTTCTCTTTATCCAGATCCCGCGACGGTATGAAGAAGTCAAACGGCGTCTCATATGTCAGCTGAGGATTGTGGGGCAGAACCTCCCAGCGATTCCACCCAGTGGCCCGCAGTGTGCAGGGCGGGTTCGTCAGACGATTGAATCCAAGAGGGAAACTCTCGTCGGGGGCGGGGCGCAGAGGAATTGCATTCATCACGTTGGTCTTGGGCTGGTAGGATTCCGTATTCCCACGAACACGGGTTCCAAGACGGTTGATGTTCTTCAGATCCGACTCCACATCCGTCTTCCACTGCCCCTCCTTCCAGCTCGCGCCACTCTTCTGGATACGAATGGTGGGGTCAACGGGGAAGGAGACGGGGCAGTTGATGCCCGGGGCATTAACATAATACTGTAAAGAATATCCCGTTATTCTCATGTCATCGGTATGACGAAAATCGTCGTTCCGTAAGCGTGTAAGAGCCTGTTGTTTTACTGAAGGCTGCCCGTCGTTCATCTAATGCTGTGTCTTATTTTTCCGTGTTTTCTTTTTATTGCGTAAACTATATGCCCAAAAAGGTACAGATATGTGAGAGGATGAAGAGGTCGCATTAGGCCGACGTATAGTGGGCGCAATAATCTCTCTTGCTATGCGCTTCCGCTTTTGGGTTAATTTATTCTTATTGACCATCGCTGCTCCTACTTATTGCTTCAAAACTTCTCAGGGTTCTGGCAGGTCTCCTGCTTGAAAGGCTCAGGAGCAAGAGTGGCAGGGTAAGCCCACATCTGGTATGAAGGCAGGTGATCAGGTTGGAGGTTGATTGTCAGCGGCGTAGTGTATTTCGCATTCACGCGCTCCAGAGTGGCCTGTTTCATACGGAGAGGCTGGTGGAGACGTTCATTTCCGCGCGTAGTAGGGCGAGTAATGCCGAGGAGGTCAGACTCCAGGTCTACGCGATTTCCCTTGATGCCGGATACTTCGTTGCCACCGACGAGACCGAGAATGTGGCGAGCCTCCTTCTTGTGCTGGTAAGCATAGACGGCCTGGTCATAACTCTGCGGATTCTCGGTCCGCTCAGTCGGTGTCTTTAGCGGGGTCTTTTCAAATGCCTCTTGGTATGAGCTCATTTCTACTCTTTTTAACAATAAAAATTGGTCAAAGAGATTTTAACAGTTCACATCGCGGATGTAAGAGCGGCTGGGGAGGCCGCCACGAACCCAGCCAGCGGATGCTACCTCCGTAACGAGGTTCTTCGGGTTCTGGATATTGTCCTTCACACTGGGGATGAGCGGGGTGAACACACCGTCATACTGCTGCTCAGAGATCGTGCCGCATTCCTTGCCTTGGCGCACCTGTTCGGCGTGGATGAGCAGACTCTCCACGTCGGGATTTCCGCGGCCGCCGCCCATAAACGGGACGGATAAGAAGGGACGGGCCTGGGGGCGGATATTGCACCGGTTGTTCTTGAACTCGGGCTGGTTGCGCAGAACAGAGTCGGCATCGATAGCGGCATTGTTGAGGCCGAAGCCCTCGCGCGGGTATACAATCAGATTGTTCACGGCCAGCGGGTTCACCTCGCGAGCATCGGGGACAAGATTCGTTGTGTAATACTTGCCAGCCGTAAGTGACTGTCTGTAGTATTGTTCAATTCCGCAGTTATCATCCTTGGTATGGGTTGACCGGTTCACCTGGAACATCTCTGACTACCGTCTATTTTTTTCTTACACAGAAGTAAATGAAGCTCGCTGAAAAGTTTTGCCGATGCGTAAAAAAAGTCGGTAGAACTTTGAAAGTAAAGAAGGCACAGCGCGAGGGCGTCGCAATTGCCATTTGCACGAAGACAGTG